TATAAAATAATAAAGATAACTTTATATATAAAATTAAATTCAAAATAATTAATATTAAATTTAATTTTATATGCCAAATTGCGTCTTGGCACTTCCATTTTCTATTTTTAGAATGTTATGACTTCTAGAAATAATTTTAATTATATAAGAATCATTACTATTAATTAATTGATTAGAATTTAATTCTAGATATAAATTTTTACTATCAATCACATTAAAATTTAATGATCCAGATGGTTGGAATAGTTCAGAATTTAGACAAAATGAATAACAAAATATATCCAATGGTATATTTGTATGTGTTTTAAATGGTGTAACTAGTGAAAAAAATTCAGAATCTCTTTTTGATAATATATCTTGTCCATATATTTGTATTGTTTGTGTTGTAACACGTTTTTCTGTATATAATATTGATTTAGTTAGTTTAACAATAAAATTATCAGAATAGAATCTTATTTTTGAATTAATTGTAAAATTATTTCCAATAGCTTCTAATATTTCATAAACACCATTATAATATTTTGAATTAATTATTTCTATTGTTCCATTAATATACTCATCTGAATTTGAACTATAAGATGTTTCATCTAAAACAACTTCTAAATAATTTAAATCAGAATCTTTACTTGAGTAAATAATTCCATAAAAATAATCTAAAGATGAATAATCAAAAGCTAGTTTAAAGTCTTTGACATTAGAAGTTTTTTGCACAGTCCATATTATTTCTCTTACAGGATTAACAAAATCTAATGGTAAAAGAATATTCTGTGTCTTCAAATCATTAAATTGAATAATTTTATTTTGTTCTATAAGACTTTCAATTGTAAAAGATCCAAATTTATTTCTTTCTGTATCACCCAAATGTATATACTCAACTAGCAGTGAAACATTTGATATTTTTATTAAATCATTAATATTTACATTTGATGAATATGTCGAGGTAGACTTCTCATATGGCTCAAAATAACAACAATTGGTTAGATCATTAAATTTAACTTTAATAATTATATCACTGTACTTTAATCCAACACATGGAAGTGCTTGAGATTTATATTTACAAAACCAAAATGGTATTGGTATAATTAATGTGTAGTTTGGTTTTTCTTCTGTATTATAATCTGTTAACACATCTATATTTCCAATCATTTTATTTAATATTTCTATTTTTTCTAATGGNGTTGAAAGTTCATACCATGTGTTTAAAATATCACCATTTACACTATCTACTTGTTGACCATTTATTTCAATTGATAAATTTGATATTAATGTAAATGCTAACTTTTTAACCCAAGCAAAATAATAGTATGGTGATTCATCAATAGTAGATATCTTGTCAAATAAATTTTTACTTGTTATTAAGTACTCAAGATAAAGCTTTTGATTTTCCAAGTAAATATTCAAATAACTTAAAACAGCCTGTTTAAATTCTATATTTAAATTTGTATTATAAATTGATTCTTCATATTCAGTAAAGTTATTCTGTATATAATCGAGTAAATCAAAATTAAAATTAAATTTAATTGTACCTATATATATATCTGTATCTGAAAATGTAGAACTATTTTCTTGATATGTTAAATATATATCATTTCCTGATAATAAAATATTACTAATTAAATCCATCACAGTAGTATAATTTGATGTATTATTTGACACCAAAGAATATATTTGTCTCCAATAAACCATTGCACTTGATGAGAATACTTTGAAGTTATCTATATTTTCATTAAATTCTTCAATATGCTTAGCAACTGTTAAATCTTCATTATAATATGGTATAGTTATGTCTACATTTGTTTCTATATACTCAGAATCATCTGAATTTTCTATTTGAACACTTGGTATATCCACTTTTAAAAAAATATTTGATACTAAATCTCCTAGCTTTGAAAGCTGACAAAACCCTTCTTCACTAAAATTAGGAATAGTATTAAATGTCTCTTCAAATAAATCTATTGCAAATGGTGTATGTCTTAGGTAAACTATTTTAAAAAATGTAATTTGTGGATCAATTGTTAAAAATGCATCTTTTAAATCTGTTGATACTATCTGTAAAAGGCTTCCAGTCATTACAATAATATAATATAAGTATTTTTAAGTATTAATTTAAATTAATTTCTTTACAAATATTATTATGAATATTATTAAAAAATTTGTTAAATATATTGCTTTAATAATTATACTTTTTATTTCTGTGATTTTTATTACAAAATCAAAAATTGATACTTTTGATTCTTTAGCAATTGCATTAATTGGTGTTGGATCATATGCCTTATGTGATCAATATGCACCTTCATATATCATAGAAGAAAAGGTCTAAATAATTTTTATTAATTAAATTCAAATAATAAAAATTTATTTTTGTTTTCAAATAGATGTAATAAACCGAGGAGCGCTTTATTATGTCTTCAAAGAGACGTAAACAAACCGAGTAGCGCTTTATTATGTCTTCAAATAGATGTAATAAACCGAGTAGCGCTTTATTATGTCTTCAAATAGATGTAATAAACCGAGTAGCGCTTTATTATGTCTTCAAAGAGACGGAATAAACTGCCATCTATTATGTTCACATATTTTTTTCCATTCATCATCATGTTCTTGTAATTTATCTCTAGATTTCAAGTAAGGAAAGTATTGAAGAAAGTCATCTTCTTCGAGTAGTTCAAATATTTTATGAAATACGTAATTATTATTTAAGAAGTTTTTTCTAGTACTTTTTTTCCCAGCAATCCATGGTTCTTGAACTTCTTTGACCATTGATCTAACTTTATCTTCTAACTCTCTTGACATTGTTGGAGGTGGGATTCCATTTAATTTGTTAATAATATATGGAATATGTTCATAATATGAATTTAACTTGAGATTTTTTAAAATAGTTCTCATTATTTTATTATCTAGTTTAGACAGATCTGTTATCTTCATAACATTCAGTTCATTGATAATCATTTCAAATACTTCTGGATCTATATCTGTTGATTCTTTACCTTGACATTGATTTAATAGTTCTGAAAAATGATTCATACGTTTGTATCCATTTGTTTTTATTTCAATAGTTTGATCTTTAAAATTAGGTTTATCAGAATCCATTTGAATTGATTCTGAATCACCACATCCTGTACATGTTAAAAACCCATCTTGCAAATGTAAAGTTTTTTCAATTTGACATTTATCACACATTTTAATCTGAATTAGAGATTTTTTTTTTAATTCGGATCCAGCAGTTATTTTCATATATTTATTAAATAAATTATATTTATCATCATCACCATCATTAGATTTTTTAGTTTCTTTAATTTTTACAAAAAAATCTTGAAGATCTGTTGGAACATTTTTTTTAACTGGTTCCTTTGTAGAATTATCATAGTATTTGAATAATATATCTGCTGTATCTAATAAATAACTTAGTTCATCTTCATTCGAGTCAAGCTTATTAACTTCTTGTTCAAGTTCTAAAATTTGATCATTAAAGTTATTTTTAAGTTTAGCAACTAAAAAATAGTCTTCTAACATTTTTATACGTTCTTTAAGCTCTTTAATTGTTTGTGTAGTATTTAATTCAGGGACAGCCAAATCAGTCAAATCATCTAAATCAGCTAAATCATCTGGATTTGGCTGATTTAGATGATTTATATTTATTTTATTAGATCCTGGTTTTCCAATAATATCCGCGATTTGATTTTTTTTATTTTTTTTAGATATTTTTTTATCAATTTCTAAATCTTTAATTCTTTTTTCTAACACAGCTTTATATACATCAGGATCATTTAATAATTCAATGTCTTGTTTTAACTCGTTTAATTTTTCAGTAAGTCTAGGTAGAGATTTTTTCTTTTTTGCGAAATCTTTCATAATTTCATTATGTTTGGCATCTAATGTACCATGTACGATTGCAGACTTCTTTAAAACGTTTTGACAAAAAGTTGAGTATTTAATATTTTTTTCTTTAAAATTAGACATTCAGGTATATCAATAAACAAATGTATGTTATAAACTTTAAATAAATTTACTTTAAAAAATATTATAAGATTAATTTTTTAAAAAAATATTTGGCGTTTTAATTATGAAAAAAAATTTTCTACAATATATTATATATATAAAATGGCTGGAGGTTTAATGCAATTAGTCGCTTATGGTGCTCAAGATGTTTATCTTACTGGAAACCCTCAAATTACCTTCTGGAAGGTCGTATATAGAAGACACACTAACTTTGCTGTCGAATCCATCGAACAAGTTTTCAATGGAACTGGTGATTTCGGCAAGAAAGTTGTATGCCAAATCCAAAGAAACGGTGATCTTATCACCAANATGTTNTTAAAGGTTGTCCTTCCTGCTCTTACTACAGCAGGACATGCCTGGACTCCTAAAGTTGGTCACGCTATGATCAAGACTGCCGAACTTAACATCGGTGGTACCCCTATTGATAAACACTATGGTGATTGGATGAATGTCTGGTATGAACTTGCCAGAAGATTCGCCCACGACCGTGGTTATGATATTATGATTGGTAACACCCAAGAACTTACTGTTTCAACTGTTGGAACTGCTCAAGCTACTCTTTATGTTCCTCTTTATTTCTTCTGCTGCAGAAATGATGGTCTTGCACTTCCTTTAATTGCTACCCAATACCACGATACCAGAATTGAAATTGAATTCCAACCTCTTTCCCAACTTCTTTGCTCAAAATCAGGTGTAGCTGGAACTACTCCATCTGTTTCTATGGTTTCATGCTCACTTTTCGTTGACTATGTCTACCTTGATTCTGAAGAAAGAAAGAAGTTCGCTCAAGCTTCCCACGAATACCTTATTGAACAAGTTCAATTCACTGGTGCTGAATCTGTTACTTCATCAAATGCCAAGTTCAGACTTAGTTACAACCACCCTTGCAAGGCTCTTTACTGGAACGTTCAACAAAACAAATACCTTAACACCAACGGTACCAACACTTTCCTTGCCTGGAATCCTAAGGATATGGAAGATACCAGAATCCAAGCTACCAAGAGAGCTGCTCTTGCCTGGGGTGGATTTAACTCTGCCAATGGTAGATATGATGCTTCATTAAACTTGACTGCTAGTAATCAATGGCAAGCTGCTCTTTCTGCTGCTGAAGTAGCTGGTCCTGATGTTTCTGGAAACTCTACTGATGCTGATAACCTTGTTGTTCTTGGAACCCCTCTTCCTGACTGGTTTGTTTCATCCACTGTTACAGAAATCACTACCGGTCTTGGAACTGTTGCTGCCAGACCTACATCTGGTGATGCTGCTGCTACTAATGATATTGTTGTCAGACAATGGGATAACTATGGTGCTTTCCTTACCAGAACTGTCAACCCTGTTG